TCAGTTGAAAGCAAAAGAGAATCATAAAAAATTGAATGATAAATACAAAAGGATTTATGCACCTTATATTTATGTTTTTTATGATGAATCAGGAATTTATCAAAAAAATAAATTAATCGAAAAAATCGATATTAAAAAAATTTATTAACTTTAAAAAAAATATAAATGCTAATAGATCAAAAAAATTTAAAAGACAAGCTTAATGATTTAAGAACAGGCAGAATAAAAGAGGGCGAAAAAATTGGAGTTGAAATAATTGACAAATATATAAGATTTAAACAAGGCAATTTTGTTGTGGTTTTAGGCCATGCTAATGTTGGAAAGACAACTTTGATTCTCTATTTGATGTTAATGTTTGCAAAAAGATTAGGCAAGAGATGGCTTGTGTTCAGTAGTGAAAACGAGAGTCATTCAATTTACAGAAAATTGATTGAATTTTTAGAACAGAAACCAATAACAAAAATAAGTGAAAGCAGTTTTAATAAACATTTTGAATGGTTGCAGGGATATTTTAAAGTCATTGATAATAACAAGATGTACGACTATAGGGCTCTTTTGGAGTTCAGTCAATCAATAAAAGATGCATGGAATTTTCATGGTTTGCTTATTGATCCATACAATAGCTTAATTAAAGCAACAGAACTAATAAAAAATGTCGGAGGTCATGAATATGATTATCAAGCTACAACAGAGATGAGAATTTTTTGTAAAAAAACAGGGGTTTCAATATGGCTAAATACTCACGCAAATACTAATGCACTTAGAATGAAGCATCCCATTGGGCATGATTATGTCGGACATCCTATACCTCCGATGGCATCAGATGTTGAGGGAGGAGGAAAATTTGTCAATAGAGCTGACGATTTTTACGTCTTACATCGCTACATACAGCACCCATCTGAATGGATGTTTACTCATCTTCATGTTAGAAAAATAAAAGAAATCGAAACAGGAGGAAAGCCTACTCCTATGGATGAACCTATAAAATTTAGATCAATGATCGACAATGTAGGGTTTGAAATTGATGGCAAAACAATTTTAGAAAAACCTATAAAAGAAGAGTTCAAACCATTAATCTCAATTAAATGAAAAGAAAGTATGAAAATCGAAAACACAAAAGCACAAATGCGAAAAGGGGTCTTGGAGTTTTGTATCCTTTCCATCCTAAAAGATGGCGAGGCGTATACAAGTGACATCCTAGAATCTCTCAAGGAAGGCAAATTGCTGGTTGTTGAGGGCACTGTGTACCCCCTTTTAACCCGCTTAAAAAATGCAGGGTTATTAAGCTATCGCTGGGAAGAATCTACCAGCGGACCACCACGTAAGTATTACGGACTTACGGAGACAGGAAAATTATTTTTAAAAGAATTAAACACAAAACAACTTGAAACACTGTAACCTTAATATTAAAAACAACAGACCATAAGTCAGCAATTCTTTTATGGTTTTCATACGCTGGACCATAATCTTCTGCTCTGTCTACATTAATAAGTTCTATTGCTTGTTTTAAAATTTCTTCTCTGTTCATAACTGATATCCGCTTTCACTTTTACTTTCAACTATATGGAGGGATTTACGAGCACGAGTCGCTCCGACATAAAATACTCTGTGCTCACTATCTTCATCTCCTTTTTCCTTTATTAACTTAGGGCAGTCAAGGATTAATGCCACATTATCTGCCTCTCCACCTTTAGCTTTATGTATTGTTGATAAACGAATTCTAGGTTTCTTTGTTAATATTCTCTCACCTCTTCTTCTTGCCGAGGTAATATATATTCGTTGTTGATCTGTCATACTTAGGACATCGTACCACATCATTTCTTTGTTCAAGTTTAAAAGAGATCCCAACTCGCTGTTTAATAAATCGTCCAAAGTATATGTTCTGCTTTGGTCTAGTTGCTCTATCTTTCTTTTTCCACCATATTCTATTATTCCCTTTTTTGTTCTTTTCGAAAACTCTACCCAATTTTGTACACTTAGACTTTGATCTTTGCATAATTGTATCCACACCTCTATACTGTTAATTAACTGTTCAGACACAGACCATCCAGATCCCTCCCTCCAGAACATGTATCCCTCATCTTGTAATTTATTTCCTATAT